CTTGGCAGCAAGTATCGAGTTCTTTCCAGTATTTCAAATGTACAACTTGTTTGACTTGGAAAGGGCAGATATGAAGGATGACCTCCTTCAATACTCCTTTGCTCGCAAACTTCTTCAATACTCAAGGCGTTCAAACATAATAGGGTTTTACTTTCTAAGGTACATTCCTGGATCATTCACTCGAATGCATCGGGACAACAATACTGACCTTACGATTGTAACTCTATTGGACGACCAAGACCTTGTAGGCGGTCACTCTATAGTACAAGAAACCTACAAACAAAAAGCAAGACCAGCAAATCAAAGATGCAACCGAAGTGATGGGGAAGAGGAATCCCCACCGTATGAACGAGACATTATCATGGACGTACTTCCAATGGAAAGAGGAGATAGTCTCGTTTATGGACCAGAGCAGATGCATGGAGTGTCGAAGGTCTATGAGGGAAGTCGGTTGGTGTTGATCAGTTGGTTCAACGATAAGGGATCCAAATGAAACTAAAGATTACAGACGAAAGAGAATATTTCAAACCGTTTTCATACCCATGGGCATATGAGGCGTGGTTGAAGCACGAGCAATCGCACTGGTTGCACACCGAAGTACCGATGGCAGAAGACGTCAAGGACTGGCAGCGTAAACTGTCAAATGAAGAGAAAGGTTTCCTAACCAACATCTTCCGCTTCTTCACACAAGGCGACATCGATGTCGCTGGCGGTTACGTTAATAACTACCTACCGAACTTCAAGCAACCTGAAGTACGTATGATGTTGATGGGATTCTCCGCGAGAGAGGCGCTGCACGTTGCTGCTTACTCGCATTTGATTGAGACCTTGGGTATGCCCGAGTCAACATACAACGAGTTCCTCGAGTACGAGGCGATGCGAGAGAAGCACAACTACATCAACGAAATGTCTATGCAGAAGGACACGAAGTCAGACGTAGCGACTAACATTGCTGCGTTCTCCGCGTTCACTGAAGGCATGCAGTTATTCTCTTCTTTCATCATGCTCCTGAACTTCCCGCGCCACGGTAAGATGAAGGGCATGGGTCAGATCGTAACTTGGTCCATCGTTGACGAAACTATGCACGCTGAGTCAATGATCAAGTTGTTCCGCACCTACGTGGAAGAGAACATCGAGATCTGGAATGACGAACTCAAAGAGAAGATCTACGCTATCGCCGAGAAGATGGTTGAACTGGAAGATAAGTTCATCGACCTCGCCTTTGCTATGGGTCCAATGGAAGACCTCAGCGCCAATGACGTTAAGATGTATATCCGTTATATCGCAGACCGTCGACTCATCTCCCTCGGCATGAAGGGCATCTTCAAAGTTAAGAAGAATCCTCTACTTTGGGTCGAAGAGATGATCAACGCACCGACGCACACAAACTTCTTCGAGAACCGCGCAACAGACTACGCACGTGGTGCATTGTCTGGCGACTGGAAGGAAGTCTGGGGTACAGCAACGGCATAACATGAACCTCAAAGACTACAATCGTCGTCCTGCCCAACGATCCGTTTACCACCAAGAAATGCCGGAAGATTGGGTAGGGCGTCTGCCTAGCGCAGAGGATATTTGGATTGGAGGTCACCAAGCAGACCGTAAAGGTTGGGTGTCAGAAAGAAAGATGCAAAAGGATGGTTCCGGTAACGGAGTCATGCGGCATTTTCGGTGGCACCTATCCAGTAATTTCCCGCCAGTCCTTCAGGAGATGATGGACCACCACGATTGCGAAGATATCTCAATGTTCATAGGACATTGCGATGGATATAACGGCACACTTAGTTGGCACTTCGACGACTACCATGTCTGGGCGTTTAATATCGAAGGTGTGACTGAGTGGCAGTGGTTTTGTTGTAGGTCTGGTAAAATCGAAAAGCAGGTTTTAGAACCTGGATATATATTAACAATGCCTCTGGGTGTGACGCACAGAGTAGAAATGCTTTCGGAGCACAGAACATCTATTAGCATAATAACAAGGTATGGTGTCCCTCCTATGCATACACCAAAGGACAAGTAATATGGACGAGCACTATGACATACACTGCTCGGTTTGCGAAACTCACAGCGAAGTAATCGTAGACGGAAACGTAGGTATTGAACCCGAGTTCTGTCCTATGTGCGGGTCACCAGTAGAACCAGAATGAATTGGACATACGAGGGCGAGGTATTCGACCCAACATATAAAGAACTCGAGGAATGGGTTGGGTTCGTTTACGTTATAACCGAGAAAAACACCGACATGAAATATGTCGGCAAGAAGTTCTTTCATAGAAAAAAGACACTACCAATAACAAAGACGAGGAAGCGCAGGAAACACACCCGCGTGGAGTCTGACTGGAAAACATACTTCGGTAGTTCTGTCAAAGTCCAACAATTACTGGAAGAGCACGGCGCAGAAGCTTTCGACAGAGAAATCATTCGTCTGTGTAAGACCAAGGGCGACTGCGCATATTACGAGACAAAGGAACAGTTCGATAGAGAAGTTCTGATACAACCGGATTACTATAACGGGATAATTAACTGTAGAATCAACAGATCCCACCTCTCGAGAAATAAGATTTCTTAGAGTACGTACATTAGTCGATCTGAAGATCAAAATGTTCCTATATAAAATAGACTATGAGGATTGATTTACATGATAACTGAAATTCAACAAGGCAAGAAGTCAAGGTTGGAATTACACGAAATGCTCGAAAACATCGACAAGGCAGATCCTGGCCAGCGAGTAGAGTTGATCCGCGGATACGCGGAATTATACAACTCTTTTGTCGACTATATCCGTTGCGTGTTTGATTCAAGAGTGAATTTTCTTCTCCCAGAAGGGCGACCCCCTTTTACTCCCGCTGACGCGGAGAAAGTTCCATCTTCTTGGCACAAACAGCACATAAAACTTCAATACTTTGTCAAAGGTCTCAAAGCAGACCACATTCTCCCTATGAGAAGGGAGTCTATGTTCATTGGCATGCTAGAATCTGTACACCCCTCCGACGCCGAGATCTTGGTAGCAATGGTTGCCAAGAAAAGCACAGTCGCAGGTTTGTCAGTAGAAACTGTGAAGGAGGCATTGCCTCGTATTATACCATGATCACTTAATTAAATAATCCGACACTTAGGAGTCGCCTATGGTAACAACAAATCAAATAGAAAGGTTACGGAAGGATAGCGCAGAGTTAGGACATTATGTCCATAAACTTAATAAGAAAGGTAAAAAAGAACTTGCGCATAAAGTGGAGAAGAAGAGAAAGTATCTAGACGACTTTATCTCTGATCTCCAAGACACCGTGTCGGTGACTAACTAAGGAGGTGATCAAATCTCGTGCCTCGTCCGCAATGGGCGAGGTATCGTTACCTCTTTAAAAATATTTCAAATAACTGTTGTCTTCTCGATGGAGTTCTGTATAATAAAGAACATCGTCTGCGGGAATGTGCACTCTACCCTCCTGTAACCCCTTCGACACCCTCTACTCAGAGACGTACTATAGTCTACTTATAGATAATGTACAAACTTTTCTATTCGGATATTGTTATGCCAACCTATGATCTCAGAAACACAGAAACTGGAGAAGAGAAAGAAGTTATCTGCTCCTACAATTCAATGAAAGAAATGACAGACTCTGGTTCTTGGGAACAAGTACATAAGTCTGCTTCTACTATTGTCACACACGTTGGTGGAACCCTCAAACAAACAAGTGAGGGATGGAAAGACGTACTGAGACAAACTAAAAGATACTCTGGTCGCGACAACACAATTAGGGTTTGACATGACACAAACAAGACGTCAGAAACAAGAAACAACTAGAAAGATACTAATAGACGATCTCCTTACATTCGACCCATTAACAGAGAACCAACTCTATGCAAGAGATGCATGGAAGGACGGTGACCATCTTGTGTTGAATGGATCTGCAGGCACAGGTAAGACGTTTACTGCCCTGTATATGGCATTACAAGATGTTCTCGACAAGAGTACTCCTTGGGATAGGATTCATCTAATTCGTTCTGTTGTGCCTACTCGAGAAGTTGGTTTCCTTCCAGGGACAGCAGAAGAAAAACTCCTACCTTTCATTACGCCTTACATTTCTATTTGTGATGACTTGTTTGACACTAACGGCGCATATGCCCAATTGGTAGAGCAGAAGATGATCGAGTTTCATTCTACTTCGTTTATCCGAGGAACCACCTTCGATAATGCGATTATTATTGTAGACGAAATGCAAAACCTAACCTTCCACGAACTCGACTCTGTTGTTACTCGACTTGGTTTGGACTCAAGAATTATATTTGCCGGAGACTACTACCAAACAGACTTTGTCAAAGCAGGAGACAAGAAAGGAATTCTTGATTTCATTAAAATTATTGAAGTGATGAAGAACTTTTCAGTGGTAGAGTTTGGATGGCAAGACATTGTCCGAAGTGACTTCGTGAGAGACTACATAATGACGAAAGAAATGTTCCTGAGAGAGAAGTGATGATCTGTACGACGCTAAACTTTCCAAAACTTATACACCAACTTGAACAAGATGAAGGTTGCATGTATGAGATCTACCTTGACCATCTTGGTAACCCTACATTCGGAATCGGGCACCTCATAGACGACGACGAACCTGAGTACTGGCAAGAGGTCGGTACTCCTGTTGGACGAGCACGTGTGCATGAAGCATTTGAGGCAGACGTTCAAGAAGCAATGAGGCAATGCGCAAAACTTTACAAGGCATATGACTGGGACGAATTCCCAGGAGAAGTCAAGAGTATTCTCATAAACATGATGTTTAATCTTGGGTACGGAAACTTGCAGAAGTTCCGGAAGATGAACTCTGCCCTCAATATGCATAACTGGGAAGGAGCAGCGGTTGAAGGTCGTGATTCTCTTTGGTATACGCAAGTCCCTAATAGAGCAGAGCGATTAATGTCCCGAATGGAGTTAGTTGGTGAGTGATAAAGAAAGGTTTGTGGGAGACTTTGATCGTAACGAAGTCGAAATTGACCTCAGCAAATTCATGGATCTTCTCAAAGAGAACTCAGATCTGAAAGACCAAATTCGTGACCTACAATCAGAAGCGTCAGGAAACCCATGGGCGAAGTGGGTACACTTTGCGGAAACCATCGACGCATGGCGTATCTTCCCGAGAGCGTTCATCACAGTTTATATATTCTTGTTGTACTACACTACTATGTGGTTCATGGCACTTGAATCGCCCACCCTTGAGCAGTCAGGTTTGATCTCTGTTGTCGTCGGAGCAGGCGCTGCATGGTTTGGACTATATACTAGAAGTAAGGGTGACGGAGACAAATAGATGAAGTACCTCGGCGTAGCAGGTCTGGGACTGCATGATGCAGGCATGTGCGTTGTCACGGACAAAGGCGATATAGAATATGCTTCGCTTTCTGAACGATACACTCGCGTTAAGCATGACGACAGAATCCCACCTGATATGTGGAAAATGTCTGGTTGGTATGACAATCCTTCTGACTTTCAACTGGTCGGTAATGATGATTGGAACCTGAGGGATTATTTCCGAAAGGGCAGCATCAAAAATGCGATGGAAGGCGACCCTCGTGCTTTCGGCGAAAACGAAAAGTTGATGCACCGCAAGCACCCTTCAACCTTCCCCTTACACCACGGTGGTCTGGTAACAGAACACCACGCGTCTCACGCAGCAGCAGCACTCATGACTCGCCCGAAGGATTGGGACAGAGAAGACTGCGTTTGTGTTGTCATAGACGGCATCGGCGAGTTTCGTTCTGCTGCCATCTACAATTCTAATCTTGAACTCGTCTGGGAAATGACTTTCCCGAAATCAATCGGTTACTTGTATGCTCACTTCACTGACAAGTGCGGACTGGGGTTGCATAGCAACAACGATGAATATGTCGTTATGGGGTTGTCCAGTTACGGCACTCCAACTCATTGGCAAGAAGTATATGAGATGTTTTTGAACATTGAAGAATGGGATCTGGCAAACGTAAAAGAAAAGACCTCCGGTATCAGTAAGTGGCAGGACATCTATCAATACAAACTACACCATCTCGATAGTATGGTGGAATATCTACAAACACATTGCGCCACTGTAGAAGACCAAGCAGCGTCCTTGCAACGTATGACGACAGAAGTTATTCTTGATATCATGAAACAAGCGCGCAAATACGGAAAGAAACTTTGCTACAGTGGAGGCGTTGCCCAAAACATCGTCTCGAACTCAAAGGTTGCTGAGTTGTTTGATGATATGTGGGTTGACCTCAATCCAGGTGATGGTGGAGCAAGTCTCGGTGCAGCAGGTTTCCAGTTATTTCAAGATACTGGAATCGACCGCCTAAACTGGGAACACCCATTCCTTGGACATAATATTGAAGGCACTCTTGACCCCGAGCGAGTGGTCGACTACTTGATGCACAGAAAGGTCTGTGGTGTCGCCAACGGAAGGGCAGAATTCAGTTATCGTGCGTATGGTAATCGATCTCTCATCGCAGACGTTCGCTTCGATGTCAAGGATACCGTCAACACGATCAAGCAGCGCCAAAAGTTTCGTCCATTTGCACCTGCAATCCTAGAAGAACACGCATCGGATTACTTCTCTGGCGCGATGAACCAGTGGATGCAATATTGCGCAACTGCAAAACATGAATACTCTTCCGTGACCCACGTTGACGGGACGGGCAGGGTGCAGATAGTACCAAAAGACTGCAAGTCTATCTTCCGTCAGATAATTGAGTGCTACTATCAGCGCACTGGCGTCCCAATGTTACTCAACACATCTCTGAATATTCGCGGCAAACCTATGGTCAACACAACGGATGACGCTTTTGCTTTCGAGAAAGAATACGGCGTCAAAGTATTCACTTCATGAGTGGGTATCTTGGTGCCGCTGGGTTCTTTACCCACGATGCAAATATTGCCTTGCTCGATGCCAACGGAAACATCGAAGGTTGCTACGAGTCCGAGCGTTTCTGTAAAGAGAAACATGCGAGCAAGTTTCGTCCAGAAGAATTTTATGCATTCTTCGACCCAAGTAGAAAAATAGTCTACAACGAAGATTGGGGTAAGAGATTCAAACACGGCGTCGGGTTGTATGATGCTCTCCGGTCTTGGGACCCTGACGCATTCGACCAGA